ATCTTATCCTTGCCTCTCTGTGAGGCTTCCAATATATTTAGACAAGTGTACCCCACCACGTCCTGACCCTGGCCATATGCTGTCCGTTTTATCCGGAGTTGCAAAGCGAGCAGCAGTTAAAACCCCAACTCCAAACCCTAAAGTCCTTAGATCATTTTCCAGATTTGTTGATCTATGGTTACGAAGAAATCTGGAACCTCTTCTCCCAGATGAATGTCTGAATTTTACAGAATGGTTAGAAGGTACTAGTTATACTGCAGATAAGAAGCGGGATCTCACAAAATTGTGGCACCAAGATGTCAATCCTCCAGTCCGTAAACTGAGGAAGGTCAAGTGTTTTGTTAAGGATGAAACCTATGCTGAGTATAAATACCCTCGTGGTATATACTCCCGTAGTGATCATGCCAAGATACTATTTGGACCCTTGGTTGCAAGCATTAATGAGAAACTCTTCTCTTTACCTTGGTTTATAAAGAAAATTCCCGTGTCAGATAGACCCATGGCAATCTACGAAACTCTTTATCGACCAGGAGCAGTCTACAATTTTACTGACTATACCAGTTTTGAATCCCATTTTGTCAAAACAATTCAAAAAATTTGTGAGAACAAGTTATATATCCACATGACTAAGAAAACACCAGCAATGAGAAAAATAGCGGTTGAATTCCATAAGGTCAAATCAAGTAAGCAAAGCTTAACATTCAAAACCTTTGATGCAATTTTGGAAGCATTCAGGTGTTCAGGTGAAATGGACACTTCTACCTCAAACGGATTCTCGAACTTAATGCTCTGGCTATTCAACTCCTGGAGGGTTGGATGTCCTGAGAACAATGTTCACGGGTTTGTAGAGGGTGATGACGGGATTTTCAGAAATGACGGTCCGTCACCTACTGCTAAGCATTTTGAAGAATGCGGCTTTACGATCAAATTAGGTGAGACCAAACATCTCACTGAAGCTTCTTTTTGTGGGCAAGTATATGATATTGAAGACCAAGCTGTTGTCACAGACATTCGTGAGCAGTTGGCAAGATTGGGATGGACCAACAAAAAATATGTGCGCGCTGGCAAGCAGGTCCGTCTAGAATTATTACGCGCAAAAGGGTTTTCCCTACTTTTCCAGTATACCAATTGTCCTGTTCTGGGTCAACTCGGTATGAGGATTCTCGAACTCACATCACACGTCACTGTCCGTCAGTCAATTGTTGACCAAATGGACTGGTGGGAGAAAGAGAAGTGGCGGTTGTATCAGC